AGGGGTTGTATATTGATGCTGGTTCTGGTGGAGGTGGAGTCAACATAGCTGATTTCTTTATGGAAGATTGGTATGAACAAGGACATGAAGGTGAAGAAGCTTATAAACACAAAGGAATGATTGATAAAGAATATTCTAAAGATTATGTTAAGAACTTTCCTTATGCAGAGAATATTATACATTTAATGGATCCTGTGACTTATCGTTCTACGATGTTTGAAGCATTACAAGAAATGACAACACAGGACTTAATTGAATTTCCAAATGATTATGATAACAAAGGTTATTTAAATACTTTACATATTGATCAGGAAAAATATCTTGCATCTAAGCAGAAACTTGAAGAAAAATATGCAAAAACTGACTTAGAACCTAATGAAATTGAACTTAAGATCAAGCAGGATATGGAGAATGAAGATATTGGAACTATTGAAAGAGATATTTTAACTCCTGAAGAAGAAGTTGCATTGACTCAAATAGATGCTATGAAAACTGAAGCATATTGCATGGTACGTATCCCTCGTCCAAACAGTAGAAAAGATGATTTTCAACTAATACCTGAAAAGAAAAATACAATGCACGATGATCGAACATATACATTAGCCATGCTTGCTTATGCTCTTCAGGAAAAACGCCGACAAGGATTGAAAAAAGGCAAAAAAAAGCAGATAGAAAATGTATCCGACATACTTCCTATGAGACGTGGAAAGATAGATAGGACAATTGGCTAAAATATTAGACACTTAATAATTAATTTTTAGTAACTAGAGGTGATTAATATATGGCAGACGGGAACAAATTATTGTGGAATGAAAAAGGTGGGGATCCTCTCTCCGCTACAAAATTGAATAGTATGAATAATGGAGCAGGTATTAGTATTGACGAAACACTAACTGAACCAGGATGTGCCGCTGACGCAAAAGTGGTTGGCGATAAATTAAAAGAGAAAGCAACAATTGCAGAAGTCACTAAGAAAGCTGACAAGACAGATCTTGATGTGTATGCTAAAACAATTGATGTTGTCAAGAAGGCTGACAAGTCTGAAGTAGATAAGAAAGCCAATTTAACAGATTTAGACAAGAAAGCAGATAAAACAGACGTTGAAGCAAAAGCCAACAAAACCGATTTAGATACAAAAGCTGACCTAACTGATCTAGCAAGCTATGCCAAGATTGTTGATTTGGACCCTTATTTAAAGTCGAGTGTAGCAAATGATACTTTTCTTGCTAAAGCCAACGCTTCTACGAACTATCTTACGAAGACAGATGCCAACAATACATATGCAAAGAAAGCGGATATTCCAACTATCCCAAAGGGTGTAGCTGTTTCTGATGCGACAGAAGAAACAGTGTTGGTTCAGGTTAATGCATTACTTGTGAGTTTAAGAAATGCTGGGCTAATTGCCAAGTAACATTGTAAAATATTTCACAGAAGGGGCGGTGATAACAAGCTGTGAGTAACAAACGAATTAACAAAAAACAGGGAAAATATAGGAAGCAGCCTTATTACAGACCGTCTTCTTCAAAACCTCAAACCCTAGATGATATTAAGAAAGTACAAGATCAAGAAAGATATTATAGAGAAGTATACGCAAAAACACAAGAAGCTTTAAGATTGGTAGACTTAACTAAAAATGTCTCTAAAACATTTCAGGTTTTTTCTAAAGAAAAGCTACGACAATTCTTACGTTCTCCTCAGCAGAACAGTAACAACTTAATTCAGTTGAGTCGTTTTCTGAAACGATACTGTCGATCTTATGATAGATTGATACAGTATAATGCTAGTATGGTTAGACCAGAATACTATACTATTGCTCCTGAAATGGATATCTCAGAGCCTACACAAGATGATGATGCTATCCTTAAGAATTATTATGACACTTGTTTAGAAATGCGTAAGCTCAATCTCAAGGGACAAGCAAAAAGTATTCTGGATGAGTATTGGACAGTAGGGGCAGTATATTGTTATAAATATCAAGACGATAAGGATACATTGTGGTATATTCTTGATCCTGAATATTGTAAACCTGCTAGTCAAAATTATGATGGAAGTTTAAATTTTGCTTTTGATTTTAGCTATCTTAGAAAAAATGAAGCTCTTTTAGACTTTTGGGATAAAGAATTTACACAGAAATACAATAAATATAATAATGACAGTTCATTACGATGGCAGGAATTAGAACCAGAAAAAACTTTTTGTTTAAAAGCAGGGATGAATAATATTGATCTGGTGATGCCTCCGCTCACACCTCTATTTGAGCAAATGATTGATTTAGTAGATTTACAAGGATTGACTGCGCAAAGAGACGCGTTGAGTACATATAAGTTAGTGTGGGCTAAACTGGATACACTTGCGAACGCAGAGCAAGCAGATGAATGGTCAGTCGATCCTATTACAGCAATTAGTTATTATAATCGGATGACCAATGAGGCTTTGCCCGAGGGTATCTCTTATGCTATCTCACCGTTAAAGTTAGAAGCATTAAACTTCAAAGATGATGACACAAGAGAAAATAACTTGATTAACAAAGCTCTCAAGAATCTATTCAAGAATTCTGGTGGTAGTCAGATTTTAGATTCTACAGAAGTATCTGGCACACAAGGATATATGTCTGCTTGTATAGCAGATGAGATGATGGCTACCAGAGAAGTGCTTCCCATGTTAGAAGCAATTGCTAATAGACATATTGAATACAATTTAAAAGGGCATGATCACATATCTTTTATTCAAGTCTCTCCTTATACTAAAAAAGATCTCATAGATTCTATGCTGAAGGGTGCTCAATATAGCCTACCTCTGAAAATGGCGTGTGCTTCTTTAATGGACTTAGATCCATTACAAGTTATTCAAAACGCTTATTTTGAAAATAAAGTTCTTAAACTTCAAGATTTATTTGTCCCTCTTAATTCAAGTTTTATTAATCCAGGTAATTCAACTACTCAAAATGTTGCGGAAGGCAAAACTGATCCGGAAACTGGTGGTGCTCCTGTTAAAGATGATGTGACAGCCGAGGGTGATAAGACAAGAACAAGAAAGGATAAGTAACATGGGAACGCGTAGTACAAATGTGGCTATCGACTTTGTGGATAAGTCATTGATTAATCAAGAAACAATTAAGTTATTCAACCAATACAAAATGAATATGAGCGTTCGAGAGCTTTCTCTTAAAACAGTCTATCAATATGAAGCTGATCTGAATCAATGGTTTCGTTATATTTATATCTATCAAGATAATAAGTCTATATTAGAAATTGATGAAGATGACTTACAAGAATTCTTCTATTTCTGTAAGATGGCTGGTAACCAGTCTCGTAGAAATAAGAGACGCATGGCCAGCATTTCTGCTCTATATAAATTCTTAAGGAAGAAAAAATTTACAGCAGAAAATCCTATGGAGTTCATTGATAGACCGCAGAAAGATGCGGATGTGTATGTTAAAACATTCTTAACAAAAGATCAGGTCACTTTAATGAAACATAAACTAAAAGAGAATGGCAATCTGCAATTAGAATTGTACGCCAATCTCTCACTATCTACGATGGCTCGTGTTAATGCTATGGTGCATCTTAGATGGGAACAAATGGATGCGAATGAGCAAACATTTGATGATGTGTTGGAGAAAGAAGGAAAGAGAGTTACTCTCTATTACAATGATGAGTGCGCTGACTTATTAAAACGGGTTAAAGAAGACCGACAGGAAAAAGGTATTGATGATCATGGATGGGTATTTTATAGTACTCGTGGAAATATCAATGGTGAAGCTCTTGATACGAATACATTAAATAGCTGGGCACATAAAGTTGGTAATCTTATTGGAGTTCCGGAGTTACATCCACATGATTTCCGTCATAGTGGTTCACAGTTAATGATGTTGGAAGGTGCTCCCATAGATTTGATCAGTGGATTGTTAAATCATGAAGGGTTAGATGTAACACGTAAGTTCTATTTAAGACCTGATAAAGAGCGTACGAAACGAGAAAAAGATAAATATTCAATTTAAGGCGGTGATGAGAATTACTGAAAAATGTAATTTCATACATACAAATGATGCTGATACTGCAGATAAGCTTGATAATTATGGTCTAATGTTATTTAAGAAAGATAAAGGTACGTGGATTTTTATTAATAAAACCACTCTTTTATTTGATGAAAAAGATATAGATCTTTCCAAGCTCTTATTTACAAACATGTACACAGCGTCATAAGAAGGAGTTCACATGTCATTAAAACGATTATTAACATTAGATGATTTGTATTCTTTCTTTGCTAATCAAAACAAGACATTCCAATTCAATGCTAAAGATGCAGGATATAATATTTCAGTGCAAGTACCTGCTGTATTCGAGCAAGTAGATGATGCAATAGATGGATTATTACCAGTAAGATTAAAAGTATGCCATACAGGGATCAATCGTAATAAGTCTAGGATTTCTATGGAATCTATGCAGGATGCTCTTCCATCGTTACACTATAGACCGATACTGGCTTTTATAGCGACTTTATCTGATGGGACTAAGGATTTTACTAGTCATGAAATTGAGATCGACCCTGAGACCAATGAGACAATTTATATCGAAAAACCAATCGGAGTTTTTAGTAATCCAGATGGATTTGCTATAGAACATGATGATAATAATGATAAAGACTATGTCGGAGCTGATGGTTATATTTATGAGGATTATAATCCTGATGCGGTAGAAATTATTCAGAGGAAGAATGGAACTAAAGTTTCAGCTGAATTAATGATTTCTGACTTGTCATTCGATGTAAAAGATAAAATCCTAGATATAAAAAAGTTTAGATTTGGTGGTTGTACTTGTCTTGGTACGGATCCTGATACTGAAAAGCCGATTAATGAAGGAATGGAGGGTAGCCGGTTAGATCTGGCTGACTTCAGCAAAGAAAAGAATGGTGTCTTCAGTGATAATAGTGAAGACAAAATTATTAAGATGCTCCAATCTATGCAGGATACTCTTGCTAGATTTGAAGATATAACAAATTCTAAGAAAGGAGGAACAAGTGTGAAATTAAAAGAACTTTTAGAGAAGTATTCTAAAACGGAAAAGGACTTAGATTTTGACTATTCTCACCTTTCTGATGAAGAATTGGAAGCTAAGTTTGAAGAAGAGTTTGGTGACGATAGCATCACAGAATCAGAAGATCCTGAAAAAAATGAGGAGGGTGATTCTTCTGCTCCAGTATTTAGTCTTACTAAAACTGATAATGGTGTAACAGTTTCTTACGCTATCTCTCATGAAGATATTCGTAGTTCATTATATGACCTCTTAGATGCTTCATTAAGTGACGAAGAGCGCTATGATTATTATATCAATACCGTTTATGATGATAGTTTTATTTATAGTAATTGGGAAGATACAAAAACATATCGTCAGAAATATATTCACAATGATACAGATGTTGCATTTTCAGGAGAAAGAGAAGAACTCTTTAAAGAATATCTTAATGCTGATGAGAAAGCCTCTTTGGACGAAATGAGAAGTAATTATGAAAATCTTCAGAATGTGGTACGAAAGTACGAAGCTGCTGAAGATAAAGCTAAAAAAGAAGCTGTCTTCTCCAGTGAAGACTATTCAGAACTGGTAGATAGAAAAGACTTTAAAGATCTTATGAAACATGCAAGTGAATTCTCTGTTGAAGATGTTGCTGTTAAAGCTGATCTGATCCTTGCTAAATATGCTAAGGAACAGGGACAGTTTGCAAAAACAAGTTCTGTGAGTGAGGTGCATAAGATTAACCTACCAGTAAAAGAAAAAGATGAGAAAAAATATGATCCTTATGGCGGTCTATTCGCAAAGGATTAGTTGAAGAGCTGATGAAGCTCTTTTTTTATTGCCTAAATTTAGAAATCTAAGGAGGAAATTTAAACATGGCTGAAAGATTTATTAAGTATGAAAAGCATGGCGTAATTGAAAAAAGTTCTATGCTGTCTACAAACTATGGTCGTCATATCATGAACGTTGTTTTTGATAAAGATGTTGATCAAGGTAATGTATGTGTATTGGGTGATTATGTAGAGCCTGATTACTTTAAAGCTGCTGTTCCAGCTAAAGAAGATGCGGTTTTGATTGTCGCTAATGAACCAAAAATTTATGCTGACTATACAGGAAGAGTCTAATTATTTTGTTGGCAAAGGTGAGATTTCTGAAGTCGATGACATGGATCGCTTAGATATAGTCACTCTGTCTGACGAATCGTTTGATGATGATGCGGCTCCTGCTGTTGGTAAGTATGTGGTGGTGAATGGTAAAGATTATGCTCTTACTACTGTAGATGATGAACCTACAGGTTATGGTTTTGTTGGGAAAATTTTTGATATCGCAAACAATGGTCGTTATAGAGTACTCGTTCAGAGAAATCTGAAAGTTGAAGCTGCTGTTACGACTCCGTAATTGTAAATTAAAAAAAGATTAAATCCAACATTTTGGGAGGAGAAAATAAAATGAGATTAAATTTTAATGAATATGATGAGAATCTCCGTGCTCAGTTCGATGAGGATTCTGTTAAATTAGCGGGATTTGCTCGGTTGTGTGCGGATGTTGCTCGTCATAGTGTTTTGACAGTAGATCCTGCAAAAGCAGAGAAAGAAATTAGAGATAATATTTTAGCCATCTATGGACTGGATGAAAATCCAACTAATCGTCAGATTAGTAAGGCTCTGAGATATCATGACAAGAATATTGCAGTGTTTCAGATTATTGAAGAGGTTATCGAAGATACTCTCGTATCCGGATGGCAGTCAGATGCGTTTTTCCAGACTCTTGTAGAGACTAAGAATGGCCGTATTGGGGACACGAACTCTTTCTTCATTCCTGATGATACTGTAATTTCTATCAGTAAAATTAATAATGGTCATCATGACATGATCCGTCAGAGACTTGGTGAAGGACGTGAGATTCCGATTGAGACAAGTTCTATTGGTGCTAAGGTCTATATGTCTATGCATCGTTATCTTCAGGCAGCTGAAGACTGGTCAAGACTGGTTGCTGAAATTGCTAAAGCTCTTACTAATCAAGTAAATACAATGATTCATCAGCAGTTCGTAACAGCTGGTAAGAATCTTCCTGAAGCTAAATGGTATGCAGGTGGTAAGATGGAAGCGGCTCAGCATGATAATTTCATTAGATTGATTTCTGATGTACAGCTGGCTACTGGGAATCCGGCACGTATCATTGGCACAAAACTTGCTCTGTCACAGTTGAAGAATTTGGGTGACGTTGTTTGGATTGCTGAACAGGCTAAGAATGATATATACAGTATGGGACGCCTTGGTAGTTTTGAGGGAACTGAAATCGTAGAACTTCCGAATGCTTTCGCGCCTAATAGTGTTGAGAGATATCAGGAAGACGATAAGAATCTATATATTATGCCGATTAATATGGACAAACCGATCAAATTCTATTGGGAAGGCGATACAGAAATCTACGAAGTAACTGATCCAGCTACTCGTCAGGACAAGTCTATGGACTATGAGCTTGCAGCTACTTGTGGTTGTTCTGTAGTAACTGGCAAAAGATTCGGTACTTGGGTAATTTCTGAATAATTGAAAGTCATAAGGATAGAAAGGAAGAAGGTAAAT